CTTTAGCAATATTCTCAAGTTTGTCAGTCGAACACGTGACTGCAAGTTTAAGTATATGATTCGCATTTCTAAAATCATATGGTATTAACCGATTGTTACTACTGTAATAAAACTGAACACGTAAACTTGATATCGTTTTCTGTGATCCCGAATCAAAATTGTGTTCGACAGTGTCATCAACACCCGAAAAGTTAATCACGTCCCCACATAGAAGTATACGTCCTGTATAAAAAGGTGTTTCCGAAAATACTGTTTTGTTAAATTCATCTGAGCCACTACTCATTTTAACAATAATTGCATCAGGGCCCTGTAAATTAATACTACCAGTATAAAATTTATAAGGGGAAATAGATGTAGAGAATGCGTTAGAAGCAGTTACACCTAATATATCGTGTGGTGTAGTGTACCCACTTTTACCGGATTTATACCCATTTGTACCGTTATAGAAATCAAAACTAAATTGACTTGGACCTTCAAACGTTATCGAATTTGTATCTTTATCATATGAAGATCCAGATAATCTACCACCCGAATTTACAACAACATTTGAAGCTAAATCTTCACCGTCATAGTTTCCGTTTGGTATTGTTATATCGTAGTTATTCAACGTATTGTTTATTGTGAACGTATTGTTATGATCATTTATAAGTAATTGACTATTATGTATACGTGCTGATATAAGTGAAATTTTAGTTACGTCATAAATAGGGTTTTTTAGGTGTACAACATAATCACTTGGATTTGAATACAAAACAGGGTCTCGTTCACCACTGTCTATATCTAAGGTATGTACCTTCATTAAAATATAGGAGCATTATTTTAATGAGTGTATGTCTCAATTTTTTAGTTATTTAAGAAAGACTATGAACTAATGGGTTACTTGAAAGTTGTCTTCTAGCTGTATCCAAACTCATATTTGTAGCATTTGGATTTTCGTGTCCCTTATAAGCATTGAATTTATGATAATCGTTATGTCTATATTGTTGTGTCCAAGCACCATTCGCAGCATTTACTCGACCATCAATTCTCGTTGTATCAGAGCGAACACTTGTAACCATACCTCCTTGGTTAAGTGCATCGGCACGGACGTTCATTCGTCCTGGACCCGCAGCTCTATTTGGTTTACCACGGCGGTCGTCTGGTCTGAAACCGTATTTTGTAAGTTCCTCGGCTGTGTACGCGGAACCGAATGTTCTCTTTTCACCAATCTTAGTCGCTGGTGTATTCAGGTATCCACCAACAAAGCTGCTAATACCTGGGGCTGGTTGATTATTGTATTGATATTGTTCTATAGCACCATCAGCTTTGTTTCGTGTTGGTTCCTGAGCACGTGTAAGTGCAGAAACCGTTCTCTTCGCAGATGCAAAATTTAATGTATCAGTTCTGGAACCAGTTTCCGATCTATTTGTTGTTCTCTTTGTGCGTTCATGTTCTGCTCTTGGCGTTCTACCAGTCATACCCTGTGCTCTACCTGCAACTGGAGGAAGACGACCATGTAAAAATGCCGTCTTTTCTGGTCTATTGTGTGAAACTTCACCGACAATACCACGTCTACCACCCTTAGCATCATATGCTGGACCCGACCTACCAGGTAAAGTCGTTAAGCGATACGCACCCACATTTTCCGGATTAACACGAAACAATTGTTGATTACCCCCAAATGCGGGAACTTCTGGTCCAACACCCAAACCTGGTCCGACAAGTTGTTTTTCAATTGGTGAAAGATTATTCATTCTCCCCGCGTCATACATACGATTTCTCATAGACAAAACTTCACCACCCGAAGAACGTTGTTGTGGAGCAATTTGAGCGAACGATCCCATTTCTTGTTTTGAATTATATGATGGTTCTACTAATGGTGATAAAGGTCCTAAATAGTCTGTTTGTTGAGTAACCTCCATATTAGAAAAATCGGAAACTACCTCTTCTTCTTCTATTGGGTTACCTTCTATTGTGTATTTTTCGTCTGGTTGACTTAATTTTCTACCGGCATAAACTAAGCCGGCTATAGCCATTATAGATATAGGATCAGCCATTCTTATTTCTTAGCGAGATTTTTATTGAGGTATCTTTGCTGAAACAAACCATTTTGCATTTCAGCTCTGGTACTCGATGGTTCATAGGATTGTGATCTAAGTGGTAATTTACACTGAACATTTTGGAGTGGATGAAAGTTTCTTTCGTAAGTCTTTGCTAAAACTTTATTGAAACGAGATGTACTTTGTGGTCTGAGTTGATCAGATGTGTCAATATACTGTGCTGGGGAACCTTTACCCGCCATATATGGAGCGGTCCCATATAACATGGTATTTGGTCTACCCGACCCATAGTTAAGGGTACTGGGCTGAGGATATACAAAAACTTCTTCGGTCGCACAAACGGCTGGAACCGCGTGATCTTGAACCACTTTCATTCCTGGTTGGAGTTGATACGCCATTTATTATTACAAAAGATTTTGTTTATGGAAATCGAGTATCTACTACTTTATTATTAAATTGTTTAAAATTACGAACTATGTCCGGCGGCTAATCCCGAACCTCTATGCATACCACTTCTTTTATCACCGTTTGGATCAAGTCCCGCGAACGCTTCAAGTTGAACCCCTCTCGCGTCTGGGTTACACAATCGTGGGTCTTGGCGACACGTATTATCTCTTTTACCATGGATAAATTCATAATATGGCGTGCCACCGATGGATGTATCTGGCATACTTACAAACTGTCTCGATAGTGCGTTTCTTTGATATTCGGGCATAGATGAACGCGAACGAGATGGTCCGTATTTGATATCACCTGTAAGAAAATTGTTTACTGGGGTTTTTACGGTTGGGTAATGACACGACTGAGGTCTGTCTGGTCTATCTGCGTAATCCGACATGAGAACATTTCCCATAGGATTATCTTTTGTTGGCATTGAACATTCTTTACCTACATTATTGTATACATTTGTTGGTCGTATAACACCTTCTTTCACCATATTGGATTTTTCCATTATATAAAGAACACCAAGTGCGGTTGCACCCAAAACAAATATACGTGCATCACGGCGTATGAGGTATATTATACATGTCGCATAAATGATAAAACGAGCAGTTGCGTTAACACGGTCTGCTGAAGATTGCGTCTTTGACGGCCAAAATTCGTGAACTTTGTCTACTCGAACCAATTGTTTTGGATCTTCAAACCAAGATGTCATTTATATATAGTGAGTTTATTTTTTCATCATACCACCCAACATACCCTGCATAGTTTTCATCAATGCAGCTTCGTCAAGTTCACTTCCATCTTCACCCATTTTATCTGCACACTGCTTTGCAACTGTCTCAATCATAGAAAGTGTGTCTTCTGGGATAGAACTAATGGTTGTACCAAGCATGTATAGCGTCTGGACATATTGCCAAATTGCACTTTTTGTATTCTCGGACGCGGTTCCCCAATGTTTTTCGAGGTTTACACCTTTCATGAAATCCAAATTCTTGGATTCTTCAATGAAAAATGATTCGTCTTTAGCCGAAATCTTATCAGCGTATGGGGTAACACCGTTCATAAACCCGTCTACAACTAAACGTGGGTTAGAGGCTTTCATTAAATCGAAAGCCGATAAACATTTTTTCAAGCCCTTTTCTTCTGGAAATGTCTTGTGTAATTCCACAAGAAATTGGCCCATCATATCATTAAATGCGGTTACGGAAGTCATATTATACTGTAAATACGTATATTATCTTTAAGTCAGAAAATTAAAATGGTTCCGTTGATATGGTCTCTTTCTTACCTAGTCCGTTAGTAACAATAAAAAATACTAAAATTGCGGTGAGTGCGGCTGGTTTCGTATATGCACTCACTGGAAGCTTACCTTCGTTGTTGATCTTTGCTTTAAAGTGTATGTATCCTGCAGTTATAAAACCGGCGATTATTCCGGCCCACGCGGGGTCTCTTAAATAGTCTTCAAACTCCATTTAATAGTACCCAACTTTTTTTGCACGGGTCTCTGATGCATCTGGAAATAAAACACCTTCTTCTTCCTGTTGTTGTTGTGGTGGTTGTGGTTTTGTTGCAATAGTTCGAAATTCGTTATCGAATGGGGATGCACGCTGTTGTTCTGGATCCATCATTTGTTCTGATACTGGGGGTTCCATAGATTGTTCCATTGGAGGTTCCATAGATTGTTCCATTGGGGGTTCCATAGATTGTTCCATTGGAGGTTCGGCATCAAATGGCTCTTCTGACGTTTCCTCTTCGTATCCATCAATCAGGTCAGGGTCTTCAGAATCACCGACTTCGGCTTCACCAACATCCAAATCTTGACCTTCTTGCGTTTGGGACATATACGTTTGTAAAATCTGTTGTACGGGTATAAGTTCTTTTACAGATGTCTCGATACACATACAAAAACGTTCGTACAATTTATCGTTTCTCTCGTGTTCATTTTGCGTTTCGTGATAAATATATGGGTCTCTATATAAATCTTTAGCTGCGTTGTTATAACACGTTTGGATGAAAACCTCATTTGTTGGGAGTTTCAACGAAATTTTCTTATTATCTTTATTCAATCGAACCGCGGATAAAATTTTAACACAACTTACAAAAACCGCAGCCAATAAGTCGTTAAACCATGCACATCTATTTGTTATATTATCAGTGTGTTGTTTAGACATAGCATCACTCCAATTTGGAACTTCTTTCAGGAGTTTTTGATACATTACAAGAACCTTTCGACCTTTTGTGAGTTTGTATGCTTCTTCATACATGGTTTCATACGTTTCAATCATAACTGGGCACATAAGTAAACATAATTGACCTATGTATTCACGTTTTGCTTCAACGAGTATATTTAAAGGGTCGCTCATATTTGTAGTATATTTACATATTTAAACTTTAAGTCTCTCACGCATTACTTATTTTCCCCTGTATTTATTTGCCGCTTTTTTAAGGTTTACGAGTGTTGGAAAATCTTCTGTATCTTCTGGTTCTTCGCGTTGTTCATTTTTTCGTGATTTTTTAATTGGTTTCCATGAAATACATAATTCGTATTCTCCTATAATCTGAACTGTAAATCCACCTATTTCAAATTGTCGTTTTATATACTGTAGCGCTTTTACCCTGTTAAAATGTGGGTATCCCATGACAAAAGATGGTATTTGGCAAAATAAATATTTATGACCCAAATCTACCGACTGGCGTATTTTCTTTGAAATCTGTTCATAAATTTTGGTATATGTTTCTTTTTTCAAATGATTTCTCTTTTCAGCTATACGTGTTATTTCATCAATACTGATCATTAT